CGGGGAAGACCGTGGCACAGTCCTTCACGAACTGGCCGATTTTGCGGAGGTCGTCGAGCAGGATGGGCGGCAGCACGATGTCGATCACTTCGCGCTCTTCCGGATCCTCGTCGAGCGCGATCGCGAAGATGTCGCGGTAGGCGTCCTGCCAGAAAGCCTGGTAGCTGGCAAACATCTTCAGCATAGGCAGCTCCATCGCGGTCGAGGTTGCGAGGTTGCCGGTCGAGGGATCGCCGAAGTAGTGCAGCATGATGCCGGTACCGGCACAGACCATGAGCTTCAGCTGGTCGCCGTCCGAGCGGGCGTCGCCGGCGCCAGTGCCGCGCGGCATCGGGCCGAGCTCCACGCCGGAGTTCTCCACCCAGGTCGAGCCGGGTGCGGACTGGGGATGGCGTTCCACCTGAGTCATGCCGGCCGAGGCGTAGGTCGACTGCAACTTGGCCGTCATCTGGTTGATGATGCCCTGCCCGCCTTTCACTTTTCCCTTCCAGGCAAACTTGGCCAGCGCCTGGGTGATGGCCACGCGGGCTTCCATGAAGCGGCGATGTTCTTTCGACCAATCCAGGTTGGAGGAGAGCAGCCCGTTGCCCCGTTGGTGCAGGGTGTCGAAGGCCACGTGTTTGACCTTCACCCCCTGTTCCACCTTGTTGCCAATCTTGCCCTTGCTCGAGGGATCGTTCTGCTCGGCCAGCAGCGCGTCGTCGTCCTCGTCGTTGCGCCAGTCCGGGTAGTAGAGAACTTTGTCCTGGGCCGTGAGTCTGCGAAAGCCCAACACATGCTCGTCGTCGTCCGGGTCACAAATGATGTCCGTGATCTGCAGGCAGTCGATGCGGCGGATGGTCTTCGGCTCTTTCGCGGTCCGGTTTTGCGAGTCGAACAGCGCGTAAAAGATCTCGCCATCGACTAGCAGCTTCTTCGAGGAGCGGCGCTGGCCTTCGGAGTCCATCAGCGACTTGTTGCGCCGGCCTTTGGCGAACTGGTCGAGCTGGTCTTTGATTTTCTGGTTCTTCGAATCCCAGCTCACCCCGGTGCCGAGCGCGTAATCGGTCCACAGTCGCACGGCCTGCTTCATCAGCGGGTCGCGCAGCCAGTAGAGCCGGGCTTTCGCGACCAGCACGGTGCGGGTCTGGGCGTCCAGGTCGGCGGAAGTCCACTGCCGGCCAGGGACCAGCCAGCCGCGATCGTCGAGCGCGAGCTCGATGTCGGCGCGGGTAAAAGCTTCGCGCAACTCCGGCACGTTGCCGATCAGGAAGTCGGCCATCTCCTTGGCGGTGTAGTCGCGCTGTTCCACTTCAACCAGCGGCTTGCGGGAAAACAGGTTGCGCGCGCTTTCGAGGAAGTTCATAGGTTGTCGCTGTAGCGATCAAAGTCGTCGAGCTCGGGCGAGATCATCACTTCTTCCAGGTGCTCGTGAAACATCTCTTGCTCGGCGGTGCGGATGGCGGGTTCCATGGCGTAGCGCACCCCGTCCCAGATGTGGTCATGCTTGCCCACGATGATGGGCAGCACGTCGCCGGTGACCGGATCCACTTTGTAGCGGTAGAGTCGCGCCTCTTCTTCGGCATGCTTGCAGCGCGGGTGAATCACGATCATTTCGTGCATCCGCAGCCAGGCGATTCCGTCTTCCACGGCGCCCGGCCAGTTCTGGGCTGCGACTACGTTGAGTCCTAAGCCGTTGAGGTGGAAGATGGTCTCCGGCCGCGACGGGTCGCCGCGAATGATGTGGCGTTTCGAGCCCGGCACTGAGGCAAAGAATTCCGGGATCTGGTTGAGCTCCACGCCGATGCCGTAGGCCTCGTACTCGAGGTAGAGCCGGGCCTGGTGCTTCCACACTTTGACCAGCGTGATCGGGTCGCGGGCGAAGCCCCAGTCGGCGCCGAAGTAGGGGCCCATCCAGCCCGGCTTCGGAACCAGCTCGCCGGCCGTGTTCTTGATTTCCGCTTCGAAGCCTTCGACCACGTACTTGCCCTGGAAAATCTTGGCCTCGCTGCCTTTGCGGAATTGGCCGCCCCAGACATGGGCCGCGGCGTCGGGATCCACGCGGTAGAGATAGTCCTTCTCTTTGGCCAGCACCTCGGGAAACCAGGGGTTATCCGACCAGTTCACTTCGCGCACGATCGCATCCGGAGGCGGGTTCAGCAGGAAGCGCTTGGCCGTCGGGTCGGTCTCTTCGTTGGGGTTGAAGCTGACCCAGATCTCCGAGCCCGGCTTGCGCACGGTCGGGATCAGCACCGTCCACGAGTATTCGGAAACCTTCTCCGCTTCCTCCACCCAACAGATGTCCACCCCTTCGGTTGATTTTATTTTTGCGGGATCAGTCTTCACTCCCAGAAATATGAACTCACTCCCGTTGGTGCAGCGGATGACCGAGTTCTGCACTTCGAAGATCTTGCCCAGGCCGGGCAGCGCGTCGATCTGCTCCTTCAGCAAGCGATGCACGGATTCGGTGATCGAAGTCTGGGTCTCGCGGGTGCACAGGATGCGCAGCTTCGACCGCCCGGCGAGCGAGAGCAGGGCGCGCGCCACCGACCAGCTCTTGGCCGAGCCGCGGCCGCCGTGCACCACCTTGTAGCGCTTGGGCTGAAACAGGAACTGCATGCAGGCGGGAAACTCCAGGTCGAACTCGAAACTATTAACCGCGGGCCGGTTGATTACGCTTGACATGCTTGCTTGCCAGCATTATGCTTGCTTGCCTGAATCGAGCACAAAAAGCCGAGTACCAGGCCAAGCGGATCCAGTTCCTGGCCGAAGCGCACCGCATCGTCCTCGGCGGGACCTGCCCCAACTGCGGCGCGAAACTCTACCGCAACAACTCGCTGGCCGGCTGGTGGATGTGCGCGCACCGCGGCGCCGTCGGCTTCCAGAAGGAAGCGGGCCCGCACTGCGAGTTCCAGACCTTCTACGACCCGACCCCGCTCGAGCACTACGCCGTGCTCAAGCTCGAGGGGAAGTGACCCGTGACCGTTAGCGACCTCAAATTCGTGCCCTGTACCAAGTGCGACGGACCGGCCAACACCTACGGAAGCCGGCTGCCGCGTTCCATCTACTACTTCACCGAGAAAATCCTGGTCCGCTGCAACCACTGCGGCGACCTGCAGACCTTCAAGAAAGGGTGACCCATGGACGACCGCGAGAACTTCTGGGGAGAGCCGATCTCCCGCTACACCGATGCCGACGCCCTCGAGGACGGCATCCTGGTGGCCATCAACCCCAAGGACCGCGTAACCCGCGCCGTCTTTGACTTCCTGAGCGAGCACACCCCGATGGGCCCGCAACCGCCGGACAACTGGCCGGTCGAGATGATGGGCTGGTTCCGGGCCGAAGCCATGAAGCGCGAAGAGGCGCTGAAGCTGATCGCCGAGCTGGGCGCCGTCGAGGCCCAACATAAGTTTGTCGAGATCATCCGCGACCGCAAAGCCCTGGCCATGGCCAAGGGGCTGATCGGCCGCGAGGAGCGCACGGCGCGTCGCGTCTTCGAGCAGAACGAAGGCGGCGGGATTCACACGCTCTGCATGGGGATTGACGACGCCGGCGTGATCCGCTCGCTGTCGCCGCGCGCCGGCCAGAGCGGCAAAATCTTGTGGCTGCTGCCCAACGACGAAACCGGCGGCATGACCCTGATGTTCCCGGAGGACTACTGAGCCATGAGCGTCTTCCCGACATTCACTTCGCACGATGCGGAGATCTGCTTCAACTGTGACAAGCCGATTTCTGGCGGCCGCGAGTCCGGCTATCACGACGGCGCCTTTGTCGCGACCTGTCCTGATTGCAAGATGCACACGTTTTACAACCTGCCGACACCGGCCCCGGAGGACTACTGAGATGGCAACCGAGCTCTGCCCGCATTGCGACGGGCCCATCGCCGAGTGTGGCGGCCGCACCTTCGTGAAGCTGTACGAGTGCAGCCGGTGCGGCGCCAGCTGGTCTGACACCTGGTGCTGTGCCTGCAACGATCGCTGTCCGAACTGCGACACGGAGACCGAGCCCTCGAGCGTATTGGAGGATTGAACCATGGCGACGATCGAGCGCAGTTTTCTCACGAGGGACGCGGCCGAAGCCTTCATCGAAGGCCTCGAGTATGTGAATGACTCGGCCATCACCAACATCCACCTGGTTGTGCCACTGCACGGCGATTTCCTGGTGCGCTTTGAAGACGAAGATCGCGAGGAAGAGGAAGGGCGGGTGGTATGAGCGAGCACGCGATTTGCCGAGAGCTGCTGCGCCAGGCGCGCGAAGAAGCGAAAAAGGCCAGCGTCACTATCCCTAAGAACCTGACCGCGCTCGAATCCTTTGGCCAGTTCTTCATCGAAGGTGACGGCATGAAGGGCGAGTGGGTACAGAAAGCCGACTGCGCCCTGGGCGCTCGCGCCGAGTTCATCTTCACACTCATTGACCGAGCCAACGATCTGCGAGCCCGCGGCCTGTGGGTCGAGATCGCACGGAGGAAACCATGAAAGTCAAAACCGCACAACGCATCTGGGCAGCCGTGCCCGAAGCCGAGTCGGCTTTCTGGGCCGAGATCGCCAAGGCCTTCCCGGAAGCCAAGACCGGCGACCTGGACCCGATGTACGTCATGCAGCTTCGCGACACCATGCGGGCCGCGGTTGAGCGCTGGGTGGAGCTCAACGTCGAAGACTGACTCGGTTGATTCTCCTTGACATGCTTGCTTGCATGCACTATGCTTGCAGGCATGGAGGATGAAATGACCAACGAAGAGCGCGACGCGAAACTCCGCGAAGCGCTGCACCTCATCAAAATCCACATCGGGCCGGAGCACAAGTACGACCAGAACCGCGACCTGCACGAATCCGTGCAGCTCATCGTGGATGTGGCCCGCGACCTGGGCTTACTGTCGCCGGGCTGGCCTTGCGGATCTAGGGGCCGGCAGTGAGCACGCCCGAGCTGAACTTCCCGCAACCGCTGGCCGACAAATACATGCCGCGCACGGTCGCCGAGTTCGTTGGCCTTGGCGGCGTGCTCGCGCTCGGCCGGCGCCGGCGCGAAGAGCGCATCCCACTTGGCGCTGAGTTTGACCAGCCGGGCTTTCCATTTCGCGTCGTCGACCAGCTTCTCGATCAGGTAGTCGCGGTACTCCGGCCAGTCGCGGAACATGAACGGCAGCTTCTTGGCGTAGAACTCAGCGCCGAATTTGCCGGCGGTGTCGACCCCAGGCAGGCGCTTGGCCAGGCGCTCGTAGAGCGCCGGATCCATTTCCTGCAGGTGGAACAGGGAGCGGACCGCGGTCTCGTGATGCAGGTTCGAGACTCGCATCTCGGCGACGTTCACGCCATAGCGGTACTGCTCGTCGTAGACCCGGTTGTACGCCCACTTCTCGCGATGGATGGCGGTCCAGATGTCGCGATAGCTCCAGTCGTACAGCGGGTAGAAGGTGAACTGGCCGGGCGAGAGTTTGCGGCCCCAGGTGATGGCTTTGTAGGTCAGCTGGTTGGTGCAGCCCATCAACCGCGCCGGGCTCTCTTCACAGCGCACGCCGGCGACTACGGCCAGGCGCTGGCCGGCGAATTCCTTTTTGAAGATGGCGGGGAAGAGCTCGGCGAAACGATCGGTGCCGTAGCGGTTTTCCTTGATCGAGCAAGGATCCTTGGGGTGCACCCAGTCGGCTTCGGCCGCCGGGTCCCAGCACTGCAAAAACTTGGTCTGAAACGAGGCCGCGTTGTCGAGGTGCATGGGCATCTGAAACCAGAGCGGCCGCACCTCTTTGCGGTACATGATCGCGCGCACGTAGTCGACGGTCGCGGTCCACTCCGCTTCCTGGTCGAGAAAGAACACGGTCAGCGGCAGGCGCTTCCGCTCGCGCGCGACGCGCAGGGCGAGCTCGAAGACCACGGTCGAATCCTTGCCGCCCGACATGCCCACCACGACGTTGGGAAACTCGGCAAACAGGTAGCGCAGGCGGGCCAGGGTGGCGTCGAACACGGTGGCGTCGGAAAAGATCTTCACGCTGGCTTCTTGGTGACGTCGCGGAAGCGGATGTTGAGCTTGAAATTCAGCGGGCTGCCTTCGGATCCGGTCAGCTCGACCGGCTGCACGCTGCGGCCTTGCACCCGATCGGTAATCTCTCGGGCCGCGCCGGTGTCGCCGCGGATGGCGGCGCGCACCTGGCCTTCGGCCAGCATCTGGCCGTAGGTCCGCTTCAGCGGATCCTTGTCGACCAGCTGCTCAAGCTGCGCCCGGTAGAGCTCGGTAATGGGCTGCGTCGACGGCTTCCCACCGGGGTTGGGCGAGCGGCCGGGCTGGAACTGGGTGCGCCGGCCGATCGAGGGATCCAGGCCGCCGCGCAGCTTCCCTGGCGCCGGCTTCTTCCGGACTACGCGCTTGCCAGGCTTCCGCTTTTTCATTCTGAGACAGCTTCATCGGCTTTTTCCCACTCCTGGGCTTCCCCAGGCTCTTGCAGTAGGGCCGCGTGGGCCACATCCGGGAGGGTCTGAAGGCCCTGTCGGCGGCGCCGGTCTGCCCGACGATCACGAATCTTGTGGATCACTCGTAGGCTTCAGGGAAGAGGTCGGCCAGGGGCTGCTGTGTCGGATTTTCCACAGCTCGGGGCTTTTCCACAAAATCGAGCTCGAGCTGCACCCCTTGCAGCTTCCCGCCGGCCGGCTTTCTGGCCAATTTGCGGGCTGCCCCAGGTTTGGGGCGCTGGGCTGGGCGGTGGAACGTCTGCCGGACGGCGGCGCGCTCGACCAGCTCTTGGATGACGTCGCCGGCCGAGACCAGGCCGCCGCGGCGGCTGCGGATCTGATAGGTGCGGTTGAACATGGCGCGGCACCCTTGCCCAAAGTCTAGTGCAGGAAGGCTTTCACCAGGGCCACAAACGAACTGGCCGTGGCCGTGCCCAGGATCCAGGACAGCACCTTCCGGATGCCCCGCTCGCGGTCGAGCTGCTTCTTCAGCACGGCGATCTCGCGGTCTTTCTCGCGGCCGTCCTTCTCGGCCTTCTTGATCCGGTCCCAGGCCTCGTTGAGATCCTTGACGATCTCGGCGTGGGTCAGCTCGCGGTAGTTCCGCCAGCCGATCACGCGCTGCTTGGGCTCGCCCACGGGCGGCCCGTAGCGCACGATGTCATCCCCGAACATGGGTCTCCATCGCCAGGAAGGCCAGGGCGAGCACGGTAAAGGGCGACAGCTGGCCGGCGCTCGAGGCCTCGATCTGTTTCACCCAGTCGGCCAGCAGCAGGTCGTCGACCATGCCGCTCATTCGTACCAGGAACGGGCCCGCGTCCAGGTGCTCACGCGCCACGCGCGCCGGCTTCTTCTGGAACCAGTTGGGCCAAGCCAGCGCCGCCATCAGGCCCAGGCCTCGGGCAAGTAGTTGGTCTTCTTACAGGAAAGCAGGCGCCGGCGGGCGCCACAGGCGGGGATGACGTAGTGCAGCCGCTCGGGCTGCATGAGCGGGTTCTGCACCTTGTAGAACGGCAGCAGGTTGCCCACGCCCATCGGGCCATCGCTGAAGCCGGGCGTCGTCGCCTGGATGGCAGCCGCGGAATTCAGGGCGACCAGCTGGATCAGAAAGCGGGAGATGCGGCGGGCGATCAGCCGGCGCACCCAGCGCTCGGCTTCGCGATGTTTCACGTGGAACGTGGGCTCGTCAGTCCGCGACTGGTCGGCCTGCAACACGCCTACTTTGCTTGCCATGGTTTTGGAGACACGGGTGCAGCGAGATAGACCCCACTTTGGCGCGGGGGCGGCGGTTCGACGCGAACGAACTCAGGCGGGTCGTTGGATCAGATCAGGGCCAGGCAATCGGTCACACAGCGGGGAGAAAAATGGTAAGTGGTGGGCTGGTTGATGAGCTCGCGCGAGCTGCCCTCAATCGCCTGTTGTGGCGGCATTATGACACGCTTCCGGGAAAGCAGCCCAAGTTACTAAAGGGCCCGCTCGATCGAAACCAACCAATCTGGGCCGCCCACAGGCGCAGGCAGTGAGCGAACGAGCCCCTACTCGTGCGGTTCCCGCTGTCTGGGCAAGCATTGTGCCACAGTTCCGGAACGCCTCAGCAACGCCTGTTCTCAGGCGTTAACGGGGGGGTAGCTCGGGCAGGGCTGGCGGCTGGTGAGACAGGTCCTCGCCGTTCCCAGTTTCCGCAGGCTGGATGTCGCCAGCCCTGCGTACTCGGCACCTGCCCGAACGTCACGTTCACGGCTTCGGCTTCTTCTGGCGCTCGATCAGCTCTTCGAGGTCGGCCATCCGGTTGACGGCCGTCACGATAGCCTTGGCGTCGGCCACGGTGTGGCACTGGCAGACCGGGCGCTCGCCTTCGTAGACGTTGAGCTGGATCAGCCGACCCAGGCGCCACTTGCGGCGACCCACCGGCGGCTCGAACGGCTCACGATCGTAGTCGTTCTCCGGCATCAGCCCTTCGCTGGCTTCTTCTTCTTGTCGCCCCAGCGCGCCTGGGCGGCCTTGCGGGCGATCGCGGCGCGCTCTTCTTTCGTGAGCTGGGCGGCGCGCGCCTTGCCGCCTTTGCGGGCGAACTGCGTGGCGTAACTCTCTTTCTCTTTTGCCATCACGCTTCGAAGCATGCCACAAAATATTCTAGCTTGCAAGCATTATTTTATTGACATGCTTGCTGGCATGCAGTATGCTTGCTTGCATGGAGAGAATAATCAACACGAAACCGGAAGCCAGGCAGGCCATCACGCTGGGCCGCTTTCTCGGGCTGGCGCAGATTGCCCGCGAACAGGCCGCCGGGAAGCCCGGTTGGCAAGGGCTAAAGCCGGAATGGCTGGTCGAGCTGTTCGTCGAAGTGGCCGACAAATACGCCGAGGCGGAAGCGGCCGACCGGGAGACACGATGAACCCGGCCGAGCTGCTGCACTCGGTCTCGCAAGTCCTGGGCCTGGCCGAAGCGCTCGCCATCGTCGGCGGCGCGCTCGCCCTGGTCCTCGTCCCAATCCTGCTGCTCCTCCGGGAGTACGCGAGCTCGCGGCCTGGCGCCGCGGAAAGGAACCATTGATGCCCGACTACACCACGATTTCAAAGTACGACCGCATCCGCGGCCAGATGCAGGATGTGGCGCTGTTCACCAAGCCGAGCACGATCCGCAACGTAGAGACCCTGACCGGCAAGGCTGAGACCTTCGTGGTCGAGACCTGTCGCCACGCCGAGCTGGGCGACTACATCTTCGTCGAGTGCGTGGACGAGAGCGGCGTCGTTCGCCTCTGCTGCCCGCCCAAAGTAGCGGACGCGATCGCTGCCCATCGCGACAGCCTGACCGCGCGCCGGCGCCGTATCGCCGGCCGAGCCACGGCCCAGGCCCGCAAGGATCGCGGCGAAAAGCCGGCTTTTTTGAAGAAACACTAGGTCGAAACCGGGACCCCCGCCCGGTCTGCGTGTTAGTCGCGCACTGAGGAGACCACAACTATGTCGATGTTTACCGTTGCGCAGAAGGAAGTGGGGTTTGTGAAGGCCTCACTCTACGGGCCGCCGGGCACGGGTAAGACCGTCCTCGAGGCCATGCTCTTGATCTACCTGTCGAAGACCTACCACAATTCCGCGCCAGTCGCCTGGCTGTCGTCGGAGAAGGGAGTCGACTTCGTGATCGACTTCTTCAAAGCCGAGGGCGTGCCGCTGCTGGTCAGCCGCTCGCGTTCGTTCGTCGACCTGAAACGAGCCCACGGCGAGGCCATCAAGGAAGGCTGCTGCGGCCTCGGCATCGACTCGACCACGCACTTCTGGGCCGAGCTCTACACCAGCGGGATGAAGGGCCCCGGTCCACGCCTAAGCAAGATCGGACGGATCAAGGACGAGTGGGCGCCGTTCGCCGCGGAGTTCCAGGACGCGCCCATCCACTCCCTGGCCAGCGGCCGGCTGGGCTACAAGTGGGAAGACGTCGAGATCGAAAACACGGAAGGGGAGATCGAGAAAGAGGTCATCAAGGCCGGCAGCAAGATGAAGGCCGAGGGCGACTTCGGGCACGAGCCCGACCTGGAAATCGAGATGGCGCAGGTGGAGGATCCGGACTTCATCCGCTACGAGAAGGTCCGCGGCCGGTCTCGCCGCACCTTCAAAAGCCAGATGCTGCACATCGCGACCATCAAGAAGGCGCGGGTGTGGGCACTCAACGGCAAGGCCTTCAGCTGGAAGGATCAGCCCAGCTATAAGCCCGGCTACTACAAGGTAGTCGCGGAATGCTTCAAACCGCACTTCGACTCGATCGCGATCGGCGGGGTGCATAACGTGGGCGGCGACCCCACCCGGCCCGGCTCGGAAGGGCTGTTCCGCAGCGGGAGCGACCAGAGCTACCACGAGATGCAGCTACGCAAGCAGATCGCGCTCGAGAAGTGGGATGCGACCATGGCGCTGATCGCCGGCGGGCAGGTCAAGGCCGACATCCGCAAGCGCCAGCTGATCGGCGAAGGCATCACCTTCACCCGGTCGAAGACGCAGTTCATGGCCTCGGCGCTGCCCGACCTCGAGCGGCACCTCGACATCTTGCTCGCACTCGAGCGCCGGCTCAAGATCGACAACCCGACGAAGGACGAGGATCTGGCCGAGTGCATCCGGCTGGCGCGTGAGGACGTCGACCATCCGGGCAAGAACCTGTCACTGCTCGAAGTGCGGCTCGCGCAGAGCGTGGCCGAGGTGGAGAAGCCGAACGGCGCCGCCGAGGCCCCGCTGACCCCGGCTTACCCCGAGGCCTTCTAGGTCGAAACCGGGCGCCCCAACCCGGTCTGCGCGTTCGGCGCGCACTGAGGAGACCATCATGGCAGTCGAAGCAAAACGCGGATGCGGTTATCGGAAGAAGGGCTGTACTTGGTGAGCGAGCCGGGCGGGATGCCCTGCGATCGCTTGCCGATCGCGCTCACGGTGTGCCCGGTCTGTTCGCACGGCTTCAAGCAGGCGCGCGGCTTTACCTGGGTGGACGTCGAAGGCCTGGTCGGCGGGGTGCATCGCGACTGCCAGGATTCCTGGCCGTGCCCGCTGTGCATGGCAACCGGCGGGATGGGCAAGGCCGGGCTGCTGTGGATTGGCGAGCGCTTCTACAAGACGCCGGCGGCGTTCGAGCGGGAAGCGGGCGAGCTCGGGATCAGCCGGCGGATCACCGCGCTGCCCCGCGGCTTCAAGGTGGGCGAGACCTGGATCCTGCTCGCGCACCCGAAGGCGATGCCGGGCCAACCGTGCGGCGCCTGTGAGGGCCTGGGCTTCCTGGGCAACGTCGGCGCGCTCGAGCCTTGCGACGGGTGCGACGGCAAAGGCAAGAAGGACGTGGCCGCGATCTTCAAGGTGTGGCGGCCGGCGCGGCTGGAAAAGATCCTCGGCGAATCGCAGCGCGACTCCGACGAGGTGCGCGAGCTGATCGAGAAAGGTATCACGCCGGTGTTCGTGCCCGACAACGACCCGGACCACCAAGGCACGGTGTACGACAAGGAAGAAGACGACGCCGAGGCCGCCTAGCCGTAGCGGATGATGACGTAAACGTAGAGGGCCGCGAAGATGCAAACGACTGTGACGATCGCGCAGGTCACGGGAATTGGTAGTTGGGCCGCGTTTTCTCGGCTGCGGCCAGGGCCTCGGCCGCGCTATCATCGTGCCGGTAGACGGTAGGGTCGACGCCTTCCTCATGCAGCAGCGGTGCGACTAGGCGCAGGCATTCCAGCTCGCAGCGCACCCGGATCATTTCCGCTTCTTTCAGCTTCAACACTTCCTGGACGTCTTTCACTTCAACTCCTCGGCGCGCGCCTGCAGGGTGTAGAGCGCGATCGCTTCAATGAGGCGGTCGTACTCGTAGCTGGTGGCGTTGGCCGGATTCTGACGCAGGATCTTGACGATCTGCTCGGCCAGCTCGCGCTGCCGCTCGCGCTGCGACATTTCCTGCGGCTTCGGCATAGGAAAAAGCAGGGCCGGGCTCGCCAGCGCCCAGCCCATCAAGTCGACCACCCGAAGTTAGGCCGCGATCGCCTTGACCCGCGTGGCAAAGTTTTTGGTAATCACCCCGAGCACGTTCTCGGGCGCCGGCAGGGTCGGGTTGTTCTCGAGCATGCGGGCGCAGGTCGTGAAGCCGGCATACCAGAGGGTGACGTCGCGCTCGATTTCCTCGCCGGTAGCAGTCACCTCGTTGGCGATGTGCAGCCGCCGGTTGTCCTTCAGGGACCCGAAGTACGCCTCCGTGATCGTGGTCACGTTAAGTGGTTGCATTGGAACTATTCCCCCTTTACTCGTTGAGATGGCCGGCTCGACGGGCCCGGCTTTGCCAGCCATCTTACCCTGCTCGGCAACCTCCACGGCCGTTTCCAGCAGGGGCACGGGATCCGGCGCGCGCCAGCAGTCGCATTCCCGATACTCGCCGCGGGCCATCAGCAGGGAGAGAAAGGCGCGCGTGCCGTAGAAGATCACGGCGGGCGGAACGTGGAACGCCGCCGGCAGATCGAGCTCGCCCACGAATTTGCCGTCAGCGGCGTAGAGCTTCACGGTCTTCGGGATTGGTGCCATTCACGCCTTCCTTTCAATTTTGTGCATCAAGACCCACTCGAGGGCAGCGCTCAACTCCTTCTGCGTCGCCGGATCTTTCGCGTCGCCGCGCACGATGCAGGCCGCCGCGCGTTCGAGCGCCCATGGCACTCCTTGCTCGAGCGGGACCAGCAGCACGATCGGCTTGTTGAGGAGAATCGCGGCGCCGACCTCGAGGCAGAGCTTCGGGTCGACCTTCCCGCTGTAGATGGAGATAGCGCACGCCGAGCTTTCCATCTTGGGCAGCATGTCGCGGCTCGCGTTCTCGAGCCAGGCCTTGATGGCGGAATCGTCCCAGGGGATGGTCATGCGGTCTCCTCCAAAGTGCTGGGGATGGCTTCCACTTTGCGCGCGATTATCATGCAGAAGTTCGCCAGGTGCACCGCGGTTTTGCGCACGCGCTCGTAATCCTCCGGCCGATTCGTGGCGTAGACCAGCTGCTCGGTCTTGTCCTGTAGGCATGCCAGCGCATCCGAAAGCGGATACTCCTTCGCCATGTAGTGCGGCTGGTCGCGCGACTCGCGCTCGATGTGTTTCGAGTCCATGGCTTCGGCCATCCAGTGGGCGAAGCGGTCAACATCAGCTCTCATGCGGTCCTCCGTTCGAGCAGCGTGCCCAGCTTATACTTCGCGATCAGGATCAGCGAGGCCGGGCGCAGGATGTAGAAGTCCAGGCGCGAGGCCACACCGATCGCGCGCGCGTAGTAGTACAGGCTGTTGGCGGGCTCACCATTCTGGCGCCGAACGTACTCGCGGAAGATCTCTTGGATCTCGGAATCGGTGAATGTCATGCGCCCTTCCCTTTGGCGGCGAGGTAAGCGGCCAGTCGCGCCTTTTGGTCGGCAATGCGGTCGCGCAACTGGTCGGGTGTGGGCGGCTCGATGGGCGCGCGCGGAATTTCAACCGGAGTCGACACTGGCGGCGCCGTGGCTTCCATCGGCTTTACTAGCTCGAGCACGCGCGGTGCCGGGATCTGAAGCACCTTGGCGAGATCCGGCAGCACCCGCTCCACTGCCGTCCAGGCCTGGTACTCCTCAAAGAAACGCTTTTGTTGAAACTGGGCGTCCCGAGCCCGCTCTGCATCGGTGTAGCTGAGAATCAGATAGGCGCCCCACCCACCTGTGCGCCGCACGGTGTCGGTGATACGGAGTGGCAACTTCGGTGCGCCCTTTTCCACGTAAGCATGCTGGTAGTCCTCACCCCAGCGGCACCACTTGTCGACAAATTTGATTAGCACATCCCAGGCCGCCCGCATCTCGGCGTCAATCTGCGGCACCTCGTAGCCTTCGATCCGAGCAAAGATGTCGGGTAGTCGCACCGGGAAGCGGCATTCCCTCATACAGCGATTGAGAGCATATTGGATACTCTCCACGGAGTGCTTCTGGCACAAAGCTTCAGCCATCACCGCTAGAGCTCCTGCCTCTTCAGGCATGTGTCCCATTACGACGTAGAACGTGGCCAGCCGCCTGATTACTGATCTCGAGTTCTCGTTCGAGTCGGGCTCGGAGTCGGTCGTTGGCATTTTGTTTTCTCCCTTCCGGCAGGTTGTAATTCGCATCTTCAAACCAAAAGCGGTTGATCTGGGCCCCAGTTGCCCTCGCGACCCAGACCTGGTGCTCGAGCCAGTCGCAGGCCCTCCCATTGGGCAAGCCGTATTGTTTCTCGATGGCCTCGATGGCAAACGCGACCGAGGTCACGTTTTGCAGAGTGATGGGCAACTGGATTCTCTCGAGAAGCCCGCGGGCGAGCGCAGCGTTGGGCAGGTCGGGGGCGGGGTTGTTGCTTGCCCCTGAACTTTCTGGCTTTAGATCTTTGGCTTCTTCCTTATTGCACCCCTGATTTTGTCGCATGGTGACCTCGTTTTTTGTCGTGTGGTGACCTGGCTTTTTGTCGTGTGGTCCACCCGACACCTGGGTGTCGTGTGGTAGTGAGAACAGGAACGTGTACTGTAGTGGTCCGAAGCGCCCACTCGAAACCGCGCGAAGCTTCTCTTTTGTGAAGGCGCCCCACTCCTCGAGCTCGTCGATGACCCGCTCCACGGTGCGCTCGCTGATGCCGCAGTGGGCGGCAATTACTGGGTTGCCAGGCCGGCAGAGATTGGTTCGCCGATTACGATGGGCCAGCAAGCAGCCCAACACGGCGGCATGGCGCGGCTTCCAGTCTTTGCCACGGTGCGCTGCGAAGCGTGCGATGGCCTTCACCTCGAGAGCTCCTAGCAAATCACGCCGCCTTGGGAAATGTGAGGCCCTTCTTAAAAGCCCATAGTCGCGCGTGCCGCTCACAGGCCGCGCGCGCATGTATGACGATCTTCGGCTCGATCACGGTCTTGCTATCGAGCCCGCGGCCGCCTTTGACCTTCTTCACGTAGTGGTAGCCGACCTGGAAGTTCGCCGGGTCCTTGCAGAAGCCAGTCGCACAGCGGACGGGATGGCCATGGTCGGCCAGGCCGGCGCGGGTGAAGTCGTGGCGCCGCACAAAGTGAGCGTGGGCCGAGGTTTTCAGGTGGCTAGGCATTGCGCTTCGCTTTCCGAAGCAGAAAATCGACTTCCTTCTCTTCGAGCCCGAGCAGGACCTTGGCCAGCGTGTGGGCCTCTTCGTGGCTGACGTGGATCATCGTTGCCTCGACCTTCCCGCCGCGGTACTCGGTCGCACGCAGGATCAGGTAACCGGACTGGGCCTCGAGCACTTCGAGCTTCCGCATGGGAGTGTCGATCACGGAGGTGGCGCGATAGGCGCTGATGACTTCGACGCTGGTCGCTCTGGTCATAATTAACGGCCGGGCCCCGCGGTTGTGCCGTTTCCGTTCAAGCTTTCCGCAGGGCCCGGCCGAGCTCTGAGTGATTCTCCGCGACCTCCTTTCCTCACCCGAATTTTCCCCGCGGTCGGGCGGGGAATCTTTTGCAGTGCAGCGATGCGATGCACGTCAATGGGACAGTCCGGCCGGCGCGTGATCCGAAACGGGTCCCACTCCACCCGACAGGTGCAGACATCGCCAAGCTCAAACTCGCCATCCAGTTGCCGGTAGACGCTGCGCAGATGGCGCCCCGCTAGGCGAAACTCGATCATGCGGCGTCCTTCTGCGCAGTTGCTCATGCCTGCCTGGCCTTTCCTAGAATTTTGAGCGACAGCGCGCGATCGAGGACCCAGCGCTGGCCGGCCGGCTTCAGCTCGTAGAACATCAGGAACGGGAGGTAGCGGTTGTCCAGGTACTCGCGCAGGGCTTGCTGCAGGTAGCGGTCGTTGTCCTTCAGCGTCGACGGGAAAGTGAGGACCTTGGCGGGTTTCGACATTTCGAAATTCCGAAACACCGCTCGGGATTATGAGTCCACTGCTCTAACCGCTGAGCTACGGGCCCACATCCCGAGCGGTGGGGAGGTGACCGCAAAACTTCCTCTCTCCGCTCCCAGGGGTTTAAGTTCTCGAACCCGGAGAGTGTGAAGCAGGCGCGAGGGTAAGTCGCACCCCGAAGCCCGGTCAAGCGCAAACTGGTCGCACGCTGTGCAAAAGCTGTGGGCAACTCGGAAATCTGTGGAAAAGCCGGGCGCGAGTGCGACTAGATTTGGGCCCGGTTTCCCACAGCTGAGTGATGGCAGGCGGCGTGCAGGCCAGGCGGAAACGGGTGCCACCTGTGGGACGGTGGACTAAAAGTCCACTGTCCTAGCCGCTACCAACCCCAAAAAGTGTGTCAGGGTTGACACAACTTACCCACTTGAGCCAAGCCGTTCAGTTCGGCTTCTTGGTCTCGAACGGGAGCTCGGCTTCGCGGCGGAACAGGTCGAGCTGGCGCTGCTTGCGGTTGAAGGCCTCGAGCTTTTCCATGGCGTCGTCGAGGTCGGTGCGGCTGACGATGTGGTAGCGGTCGAACACGTCGCGCGTGAGGTGACCGGAGATCCGCATCGCGACCTTCTCCGGCACGCCGGACCGGATCAGGTTGCGCACCCCGGTGCGGCGCAGGTCGTGGAAGAGGAGGGCGGGGCAACCCGCGGCCTGGGTCGCCTTCGCCCAGGCGTCGCGCATGTCGATGATCGGGGTATCCATCGAGTGCACGCCGGGGCGGGTGAAGACGTAATCGTTCGGGGCCTTGCCGGCGATGCATTGCGCCACGAGCTCGAGCACCTGGCCGCGCAGGGGCAGCAGGCGCGCTTCCTCGTTCTTGGTCTCGCCGGCCTCGAGCGTGATGCTGCGCTCTTCCAAGTTGACTTGGCGCACGCGCAGGTTTAGCAGCTCGGACTTGCGGCACCCGAAGGTGACGCCACACTCGAACATGGCCCGCAGCCACAGCCCGATCTTGCCGGTCTCCTCGGCCAGCCGGCGGTACTCGCTGTCGCGCAGAAAGCCTTTGCGGACGTTGGTTTCCTTGAGGTGCGGGATGTAGGGACACTCGGCCAGCGACAGCCGGCGCGAGCGGATGGCCAGCACGTACATGCGTTTCAGCGCGGCCAGCTCGCGGTTGATGGTGGAGTTCTCGGCCTTCTGCTCGAGGCGCAGCGAGATGTAGGTCTCGACCTGATCCGTGGAAATCGTCTCGGCGGGGATGGCTTCGAAGAAGGGTTTGAGGTGGCAGGCCCAGCGGTAGCGCACAGTGCGCAGGGATTTCCGGCGGTTGATGGTGTAGTCACGGACCAAGGCCTCGGCCAGATCGGAAACTTTCATTTCCATCCCTCCATGGTGCGGGGCGGCGAGTCTCGGCGGAAAGGTCGCGAGAGGAGTGGTACTTGTGGGAGCGGCACGCGCGGCATTCTATAGTCGCACTACCGCGGCGAATGTCACGTTTTGTAAAGCTGCAAATCTGTTCGGTTTTCGGAACAGCGAACAGCGCTACCGGAGGTTGTCAGAGCTGACGGGTGAGCGACCACTTATAGTCGCACCCTGGGCGATTGTCAAGTTTTGTAAACGTTAGACGACGGCGGCCTGGGCCGGTGTGCCGAGCTCGAGGCGCGTTTCCAGCGACTCGATGATGAGCTTGTTCAAGCTCATGTTCCGGACCTTCGCCGCGCGCTTTACCGCCTCGTAGAGCTTGACCGAGGGAAAGCGGACGTAGAGGTTCTTCTGCTCGCGCAAGGGGCGGCCGCCTTCGGCGTGGTGCTGGCGAACGAGGTGCAGTTTGGGGGCAGCCTTGCGGGTGAGTTTGGCGGTAACGCCTTTGGGGGCGTGCGGCTTGATTCGCGCGAGATGTTTCGCCATCGCGCGGGTGGTGAGGTTGGGTTTGGCGGCGGGGCGGGTACGACGCGCTGGAGTTTTCATGCGCGCCAGTCTAAAGCGGGGGATGCGACTAGGGCAAGGATTTTTCCCGCACCACGAGCTTGGGCGTTTGCGGCTTGATGACTTGGCACTGGCTGTAGAGGGCCAGCAAGGGCCGGGACAGCTTCTCGCCCTTGATGATCTCGCCGGAGTCCGGGCACAGAGTCCAGCGGATGTCTTTGTCGAATACGCGCTTCAGCAGGCGGGCCTGGCTGGCTTTGACCAGGGCCAGGCGAAAGCGCTCCACCGCGGCGTCGTCGATCGAGATCGACTGGCCGAAGGTGGCCATCATTTCCCAGCTGACGCCGTGCAGCAGTTTCGACTTCTCGGCATGCGTCGAGCCGTGCTCGCGGACCAGCTCGACCAGCTCTTCCTTCAGCTTGTCGACTGGTTTTTGGGCCTCCTCGCAGGCCTGGAAAGCCTTGAGCAGCGCCGCTTTCAGCGCGTTGTAGTCCGCGGCTTTCGCGTCGACTACGGCTGGCGTGGGAGCGCCCATGCCCACTAGTTTGGCACGGCGCCGGCGCGGCGTGCTCAGAAAAGTTTGGTGATGTAGGGCAGGGCGTTCGCCAGGCGGTTGACCGCGGCGCGGGCTTCCGCGTCCAGGGAGCGGAAGTCGACCAGGACCTGGGCCACGGCTGCACGTTCGATGGCGCGGCCCCAGAAGACGCCGACGGTGACCCCGGCGCTGAAAACGAACGCAAGATCGACTACGGTCATGAGCAGGTGCATGGGAATCTCCGTTTTACTTTGCTGGCGCCGGAGCTGGGGCTGCATTCAGCACCGCAACCACGGAACTGATGTATCTGGCGACTGCTGCCTCGTCACTCGCCTTGCCAGCATCCGCTAAGCCTTGCGAGACCACCGGCCCGATGAGCTGCACCACATCGGCCAGCTTGGAGGGGCCCGTCGCGTTTTGTTGTTTGAGGGCGGCGTATTTCTGTTCAGCCAGAACCACCGCACTCACTGTGGTGTTGAACATCGGACCCAGTGCGGGCGCGAAAGCGGCGACGGCGATTTCAGCTGGGCCGGCAGCGTAAGGCAGGATTGCCAGTAGGCCTTTTTGAAAATCACGGCCCACGGTCTCGAGAAAGGACACGAATTTGTTGGTCACGGTTTGATCTCCTTGTCGGCTTTGTGAATGGTTTCGAGGTCGGTGGCGAGCTCCTGGGCCGCTTCGGCCGAGGGCAGCACCACCAGCATGCCTCTGGTGAGGCGCGACTGTTCGCGGCGGAACAGCACCGTCATAGCGATCGCCGCCATGACCATGCCGGTGCCGATCGCCAGGTACGGTGACTTCGAGGCGGCGAGGGTTCCGCCGCACACGAATAAAAACGACACCACGGCCGAGAAGCCCAGCTCGAACAGAAATTTGAGCCAGGCTGCGAGGGCGGTCTGCTTCATCCAGCCCAGGACGAAGCTCGCGATCGGCTCAAAAGGATTCATTGGTTCTTCGGTTCTTTGGCGGTTGCCGTCGCGGCTTCTACCTGTGCGACTGTGGAATGGGTAGACGCATCCTTGGCAGCGATCAGGCCCACGCCGGAGGTGATTCCGGCGATGAGAACGGTGGCGTTGACCGGCTGCCCGTGTAGAAGGGCCAGCCCAGCGGTAGCGAGCGTCACCACGATGGTGAGCACGCCGGAAATAGTGGTTTTCCAGTTCTTCATTTTTTCCTCCCCAGTTTGAAAACTTAAGATTTTGTTAACTTCCGGCCGGCGGCGCGATCGGCGTCGGCGTCTGCGTCTGGATGAAATCGTCGTAGATCGCGATCACCTTCTTGGCCTTGTCCGGATCCGATGACCAGGTTTTCGACACTTCGGTGACGTAGGTCCGCGCGTCCGGGGCGTCGAGTGCGGCTTTGTAATGCGGGTAGACGTTCGACAGCCGCTCGAGCGTGGCCAGGCGATCGCAGAAGCAGGCGCGCCAGTCGGGATAGACCACGAACTTCGCGCTGACCACTTCCCAGCGGCCGTCGAGCGCCGAGCCTTGCCACTCGCGCGTGGGCAGGGTGATGGTGCCGTAAATCGGGTGCGCGTGCTGCTTCATCCCGAAGAGGTTGAAGTCTTGCAAGGCGAGCAGACTGTGACCCCAGGTGGACTCGAGTGCGGCCTCGCAGGCTGCCATGGCCGGAAAGGGATGGTTGGCCTTGATGGCCTCGTTCCGGGCACGGGTGAGGAAGTCACGCTGGATCTGATTCATCGTTGCACCTCGAGATGAATCGCGGGCCCTGAACTCGCCCAGAGGGCGACCAGCCCCGGTCGGCCCAGGGCCCGCGAACTTGTGGGGAATGTCGTTAGGAACTCAGAAAGGCCTGGTGGCAGGCGTACATCCGAGCTTTGTCGTAGCGGTCGGGACAGGACAGGTGACTCGAGATGATCGCGTTCTGTCGGGTCGGCCAGCACTGCGAGCCGCGGTTGATGAAGCGCCGGTCGTCGAAGTAAGCCAGCCGGCGGGTCGAGCGCCCCAGGATGTTGCCGGTCCAGAGGTCTTCCGCGTAAGGCGTGATGTCGTCGCGCCACACGCCCAGCACGGGCGCGTTCGGCAGCAGCGAGTAGGCCGCCATGCTTTGCCAGCATCCAGGACCGCCACTGGCATAGTTCTGGGCTTTCTGGTAGGTGACCTCGTTGGTTTCAGGATCGCCCCGAAAGTCGCCGTAGTAGTCGTACCGGGTGAACTCGCAGGCGAACAGCCGCTCGGGCACCACGTAGGTGTCGGGGAAGCAGCGGAAGAGGAAGTCGTAGCCGCGCTCGAGCGCCCAGGCGGCCGACGCGCGGGTCTTGTACGTGAGGTGGCCGTAATCATCCGGGACGTCAGGCAGCAGGATGGTGTCGGCGGGCAGCCCCACGTCCAGCAAGGTGCGCTCGGCGCCCTGGCCGGTGCCCACAAAAAAGCGCACGTCGGCGAAGCGCTCGGCCTCGGGGATCCAGGTCAGGCGCAGGGCATCGTTCGAGCCGTTTTTCTCGAAGTCCCAGCAGGTCGAGATGGCAATTAGGTACTTCACGAACCCACTTCCACCACGCCGATCCCGCCCCAGTGCAAGTGCTGGTTGAATTCGCAGGTCTTGGTGCCCGGTGCGTGCTGTTCCCGCTCTGCCCAGAACTGGGCCACGAAGCACCCGCGGACCCGCATCCACTCGCTATCGTTGATGTCGTGGAAGGCGACCAGCCCGCCCGGCCGGACCAGCCCGCGGTAGTCGTTCCAGTCCTGCTTCACTCCTTCGTAGGAATGGTCACCGTCGATAAAAAGAAAATCCAGCTTGTCGCCGTCCAGGATCTCGGGCAGCTGGTTGCGGATCGCGGCCGAGTGGGAGTCGCCAGTGATGACCTTCACCCGCGGCGCGAAGCTTTGGAACAGGGACATGCGCGCGTCTAGGGCCCGCGGGTTCGAATAGAGCCCGCTTCCCGAAGTGCCGGCCGGCCAGTCGAGCGAGATTTTGAGCCCGCCCAGGGCGGCCAAGCGACACCACAAATAGAACGTACCGCCGGACTCGGAACCGATCTCCATTACGTTGCGCAGCGGGAAGCCGCGCAGCATGTCGACCAATCCGGCGATCTCCGCGCGGATCTGCACCATGCCCAGCTCGAACGCTCGGTCGAGCAGCGCGTCGGTGCTCACGGTTTCCATGGGTTCCAGGTGATGTTGGTCGCGGGATCCGGGATCGGGCCCAGGCGCAGGTCCCAGTAGCGACGATCGCACACCGGGCTGATCTTGGGCGAGGCGCGATCGAGCACGGTGAAGACGCACCAATCCTCGAGCCGCTGGTAGTTGGCCAGCGCCGGCTGGCGCTCGTCGTAATTCTCGAGGTAGGCGATCATGGCCGCTCGCCTAAGCCAGTAGCCGGCGCCGCCGCCGCAGCAGTCGCCCGGCTTGCCGACCAGGCCCGTGTAGTCGCAGTCCAGGAAGGCGGCCGCAGCCAGTAAGCGATCGGCCGAGACCCAGGTATCGCGATCGCACTTGAAGACGCGGGTGTAGTCGTGCTCGAGCGCCCAGCGGTAGGCGGCGCGCATCTTCACCGGCAGCGCCAGATAGTCGTCGCGCACGGGCAGGATCACTTCGTCTTCGTCCGGATCCGCGTTGCCGGCGCCGAGAAAGAAGCGGTAGTCGGCCGTGGGGCTCATCACGCCGCAGCAGCCGAGCAGCAGCCGTTGGTCTTTTTGCCCGGCGCGATCGCGGGCGCACGAGGGGATGGCGACGAGAGTTTTCATCGGCACTCCAAAGAGGCTTTGTTCCCGTCGGCCGCGTCAATGTAAGTCACCGCGCGGCGGCAGATGCAGTCGCTTCGGCCATTTTCCCGTTGTAACGTTATAGTGCAGTTACGCACCACCAGGTCGCCAGGCTTGGCCGGCGCGGGCTTCGGGTGCTCATGGGCAGGTCGGAGGGCCGGCGGCGCCGGCGGAACGTGCGCCTGGGGCTTGTGCGCGCAACCCGTGAGGACTAGGAGAAGTACCAGTTGAATTTTCATGCTAGAATTCCGCCCCGGAGGCGGGTGCGGTGGCCCGGTAAATGTCCCGCGCTGACTAGTGGAATGCCGAGCGTGGGCAGCCCGCCTTGAATCACTGGATCACTTGAAGTTTTCGGAAGTTTCGGCCATCAGGAAACCTCGACCGTCCCATCGCCCAGGATGTAGGTGTCGATGCCGCGCGACTTCAGACACGGCCGCCCAGGCAGGCGCGCGCGACCACGCATGTCACAGTAGGCCTTATGCTGCCAGTTCCAGTTGCGCTTGTACTGGTTGATGTTCGCCCCTTCCACGTAGGCCACGCCCCAATAGGTGCGCTGCAAGTCGATGAAGAAGGCGGAATGCTCGCCGCCGCCAATCTTCACGTTGCCGCCATCCCAGCGGATGGCGCCGTGCTCGGGCCGGAAGATCTTGGTGCGAACCAGCGAGTAATTCACCGTCAGATCGCACAGGTGGTACCGGGTGCCATCCACTTCGCCGGAACCGTGGTAGCGTGCGACCTCGCGCAAGCTGCGCTCGCCCGGTTCCCAGCAAAATTCGTAAGGGTTCCCGTCGACGCGGCCGGAGACCAGGCCGAGCGAGGGCACGGCGTCGAGCACCTTCTGCATGGCTTCGACGCCCGGCCGCACGGCGGGATCCGAGAAGTCGAAGTCGTCGGATGCGATCAGGCAGTATTCACGCTGCGAGCACTCGGGGATGGCATTGTTGGCTTTGGCGCCGAAGCCCGAGTCGAAGGGCAGCCAGATGCAGGCGTGCTTTTTGCGCCGCAGCTCGGCGTAGCGGGTGATCTTCTCGCGTGCCTCGATGCCGTCGTCCACCAGGACGATCCGGGCGTCGGGGAAATTCTTTTCCAGCCCGTCCAGGCAGGCGAACAGGTAGCCGTCACGCAGGAAGGTCTTGACCATGACCGCGACGCGCGAGAGCGAGCCTTCCGGCATGTGATGTTCGCCAAGCATGGAGCGCCGCCCGCTTTTGAACTGGGCGTGCACGTTGCGCATGTTCTGTGGGGTGTACTCACAGCAGGCGATCACGCTGTTACCGACCAAACACGGCTCCCTGCCCGAGACCGCGGACGTCTTGCTGTACTCCACGATGAACTGGGTTTCGTTGTGCGGCGTGATGCCGAGCGAAAGCAGCTTGTTGCCCGTCCAGCGGTCCTCCGAGAAATCCTCGTTCACCCGCCACTCCAGCGGGCATAGCAGCTCGAGCGACTTCCGACTCAAGCCGTAGCAGAAGCCGGAACAGTAGGGGCTCGCGTAGTTGCCCGAGGGCCCGCGCAGCCGGCCCACGTAGTCGAGCTCCCCGAAGCCGTTGCCCAGCAGGCGCTCGGGGCGCAAGTAGCAGTCGTCGTCGATCTTCCAAAGGAAGTCATAGTCGTGTGCCAGCGCCCAGCGCCGGATCAGCTGGGTCTTCATCGAAAGGTAGTGATAGCCGTCCGGGCAGTCGAGGATGATTTCGTCCGGGCGCTGGGCGGCGCCGGCGCCCAGGAAGTAGCGCACGTCGGCGCCTTCGACCTCGGGGCCCCAAGTCGCGCGGATGGCGTCGGCGCGGTCGCGGTAGGCGTGGCAGGAAGTAACTGCGATCAGAATTTTCATGGGGTGGGAGGAAATGGGGGAGGGGATTCTCTTCTCAGTTGATGAAGGTGAAGGCGCCGCCGCTCGCCGCTGGCGCCGCGATGATGATGGTAAAAGCCTGCGTCCCGATCAGGCTGTGGGCATCAATCACTTTGACGGTGAAGTTGTAGGTGCCAGCGATCGTCGGCGTACCGGAAATCACGCCCGTCGAACTGTTGAGGCTAAGGCTCGTCGGCAAGCTGCCCGCGGAGATGGAGAAGGTGAAAGGCGCGGTGCCGTCGACCACGCTAATGGTCTCGGAGTAGGCCGTGCCAGTGGTCCCGCCCTGCAAGACTTGGCCGACGGGCACGGGATCGAGCACTCCGCTGCCGCCGCCAGGGAAGAGCGGTTCGAGCACATTCAGATAGCGGACGTCGCGATCAACCTGCGTGTTGGGCACATCCTGCTGCACCCAGTAAGTCGCATTCGGCGGGGTGTGGTTGGTGTTATTCAGGATGCAGCGGTAAGTCACGCCGCTAACCAGCACGGTGTTGCCCACCACGTAGGCCGTGACCGAAGACCAGGCCCCGGACAAGTCGCCATAGTCGAGGGCGACCACGGCCGCGCCGCCGCTTTCGAGTTCGACGGCCGCGCTGGCCCAGTTCTGTGCGGTCGAGACTTGCGAATACACCGCGACGCTGCCATCCACCGTTTGCGTGTCGTCGTAGAGTCCGACGCCCACGGCGTTGGCCCCGATGCTGGACTGCCGCGAGGTGCCGAGCTTGGCGCCGAGCGTGTTGGCGGCCCCGGAAACGAAGCCGAGCGCAGCCACCACAAAATCGGCGGTCTGCTGCGTGGTCACCTTCTGGTACATATTGCCATCCGTGCCCGAGCTGGTGCCGGTGTTGCCGAACGCGCTCACCCCGGAGTATTCCTCCACCGCGGCGGCGACGGTCGTGTTCCCGCCGGTGATGTTCACGGTGAAGACCGTCGCGGCGCCGGTGGTGACGTGTGCCGTCCAGATTTCCACCCGCACCCCGGTACCGTTTTTCGAGGCGCGCAGCGTCCAGCTGGTATAGCTGCCGGCCGAAGTAGAGATCGAGCTGACCGAGGAACTGGTCGAGCCCAGTGCGACTACGACTACCACATCCCGCCCAGTCGTGGGCGTAACCGAGGGCAGGGCCAGGCTGGCCACGTTTACGGCGCTGTTGGCCGCCGAGCCCGTGGTTGCGGCGATCGCCATCAGTCATACCTCATGCACAGCTTCAGCTGGCCGTTGGTGGGGAAGGAAGTATTGAACTGCCCGGTGGCGAGGTAGGTGCGCGTGGCCCCGTAGAGGGTGGTGGTGAAGAAGCAGGCTTCGGCCACGTCCTGGGAGTGGACCCAGCCGAGCACCGTCATGGGGTTGCCGTAGCGCCCGTAGTCGGGAAAGCCGGGGGTGATCGGGATGTCGTTGTTAAAGGCGCCGGAGGAGTTCGTCCCGTTCCAGATGAGGACGTAACTCTTGTTGGTCGGAACGTTGCCTGCGGCCACGCCGAACACCAGGGTCTGCTGGTACACGCTACTCACCGAAGAGTTGGAGTTCGCGAGCACGGCAATCGTCACCCCGTCCGAGCTGTCGGTCCCGTCGGTGTTCTTGGTGCGCTCCACGAAAAAGCCGAAGGGCTGCCCGTTCGAACCCACGCTTCTCCACAGAATCATGCCCATGCGACTCACGTCGCCGGAAAAATACGAATCGTAGGTGAGGACGTTTCCGTTGCCGGTGGTGCCAGTGGCTGACGAGGGTTCGAACACGGTGGAAACGAGTCCGGTCAGGGTTCCGGAGCCGTTGGTTGCGGTGCTGAGCGACATCCGCATCCGCACCCCGTTCGGGCTGCCCGAGCCGGTACCGTATTCGATCTTCAGGTAGAAGGCGGTGAGGGCATCGCCGGGCTTCCAGATTTGGTACACCCAGCTGCCGGCGGCGGGCACGTTCGTGGTCGACCAGCCCGTGGGATCCGTGACTTGGCCGGTATCGGAGCTTTGCGTCCAGCCCATCGACGCCATGGCGGCGCTGATCGCACTTGCCCACAGCCGGAAGTTGGCGCTCGAAGCGCAGTCGGAAATCAGAAACTGCTGGGAGGTGTAGCTCATGTTTTTAGGTCCTCGTGATCTGCAGCTCGAGCGTCAGGCGCTGGCAGGTGGCGACCGAATCGAGATTGAATTCCAGGATGTCGCCGGCGGTGATGGCCGTCGTCCAGCCGGTCAGCGTGGTGCTGGTATTTTTCTGCGCGCTCGTCAGCGCCGGCTGCGCGCTGGCCACGATCGACGAGGTGGTGGGGAACCCGGCGTAGGTCGACTTTTTGACCGTGATCTGGGCCGAGCCGGACTGATCGGCGACCAGCGTCCAGCCGGTGATGGTGCACCCGTAAGGCACCTGGATGTAGCCTTTCGAGCCGGTTGCCGGCGGGGATCCGCCGCCGTCGATGGTGATGCCGATGGCGCCGATTAAGCCGGCCGTGGGCTTCGACCAGTTGGTGGTCCCGTCCAGGTACTTGGTCGCATCGTTCGGCGGGGTGGGTACCAGGCCGGCCACGGTCGCGGTCGCGAAGGGCATATAGCCCGAGATGTTGCGTGGGTCGGCCGAGACCGCATCGGCTTGCCACTTGACGTTCTTCGAGCTGGCGGGCGCCGCCGGCGTCGTGTCGCTTAGGTTGTCGGTGAAGTCGTCGAGGGTAGGCAGATCAGACTCCGTTTACCGTGAGCCCGGCCACGCCGCCCGGCGCCGGGCTGCCGAGATCGCCGGGACTGGTCACCGTCGTAGCGCCCGCCGCCGAGGGCAGCCGGCCGCTGCCGGAGCGGATGGCAATCACCACGATGTCGAGCGTGCCGTCGTTGTACAAGGTTCCGACCCCTCCGTGGGGCAGGCGGAACTCCGCGATGGTCGCGGTTCCGTTCGACTGGTCGATGTAGTCCTCGAACAAGATCAGGCGATCGCTCGAGTCGGGCCCGGTCGAGTGAATCGACCACACGATGAAAAGCTCGCTCTGTGCGTACTGGTAGCCGTCGCGCGGGCTCACTGGCAGGGGCACCACGTAGCCGTTGGCTTGCGCCAGGTGGGTGAAGATCTCCGGCACGCTGATCGCTTCCTGGGTGTTGTCGTTGACCTGCTTCAGCAGCTCATGGGGCAAAGGGTTGCCGGGCTGGAATTCGGTGAGGTCCACTTCGGAGAATTCGTTGCCCAGGGTAAAGGGCGTGCCCGTGACTGGCCGGGTGCAGATGGCGAAGACCGCGATCCGGCCGGCGTTGGCGTCGATGTTGTTATTCGACCCCACGTGATCGAGAAAGGTGTCGCAATGTACCACGCCAGTCGCATAGGTGACGTTGGCCTCGAGGCGCTGCAAAAACAGGCCGCTGGTGGGCGAGGTGTAGCTGGTTTTCAGGTAGGTCCAGCGCCAGCAAGGCACGAACACGCAATTCGCGTAAGGGTAGACGTAGCCATCGGCGGGCGAGATTGGCCGCGGCACGGTGGCGGCGTCGACGAACTCGCCCATATACATGACCTCGGAGGAGACCACGGCAAACTTCGCGTTCTCGTTCATCTGCTGGGCGTCGACCTGCTCGAACGGTTCATCCTGGGCGAAGATCGAGTCGGCCAGGGCGCTGTAGCTAGGCGGCGAGGCGATGATGAGGTCGCGCTTGCGGCGCTGCCCGATGGTGAAGACCGCCAGAATCCCGTCGGTCGAGCGGCTGTTGGGCTTCGAGGAATGGATGTAGGTGTACCACTCTTCACAGTGCACGCCGCCGCCGGGTGCGAGCGCGGACTGCCACTGGTCGACTTGCCAGTTGCAGTACCAGAGCGCTTCTTCCGCCGAGGCCCAGCCCGTCGCCGGGTTCACCGTCGACTTCGGCACCCAGAGGTAGTCGCACTCGTCACGACCGTAGGCGTAGCCATCCACGGTCGAGATCGGCAAGTTGACGGTATCGCCGTCCTTGTACGTGCCGTAAAACACTTCCAGTCGCACCATGCCCAGCTCGGCGTTTTCCGAGATCTTGGCCAGGTTGATGCCGCGGCAAATTTGCCCCGAGGCGAAGCTCGAATCGGGGATGTCACAGAAGCCGGGCTGCGAGCGCAAGGTGAGCCCGCCGGAAAGCAGCAAGGTGAGGCCTTGCAGGTTGCACGCGGCCAGGTTGACCGCGGTCGCCAGTTCCGCCAGCGCGATTTCGGTGTCCAGCAGGTTGTTGGCGTCGGCCGTGCCCTGCTCGGCCAGCGACAGGCCGGGCAGCGAGCCGGAGGGCTGGTACTGGTCGCGCTGGGTGCCCACCAGTGTGCCGCCGAAAAGAACCAGCGCGCTGGTATTGGGATCGGTAAAACGCTCGGCAAAGAACGTCACCATGATCTGGGACGAGACCGCCTCTTCCGAGACGATCAGCACCAGGTCTTTGTTGGGGTGGGGATTCTGGTAGGCGTTGACCTGTAGCGCGCCGGTCACGCCGAAGGCGGAAACCCCGGAATACTCGGCCACCATGGCACGGATGTACTGGGCGCCCGAGAGCGTGATGGTCAGCGAAGTGATCGCCGCAATCGAGCGGCAGGCCCAGTATTCCAGTCGCACCGCGCCGAAGCGGTTGGCCGCGATCTGCTGCCAGTGGTTGACGGGCACGCCCATGACCGACCCGGCCGAGTCGGTGATGCCAGAAACCGACTGGCTGCCATCGGCCAGCGCGATGCCCACGACTAGCGTGTTGAGCACCGTGCAGGTGCGGGTCAGGACGAGCGAGGAAACGCTCGAGCCGCTGTTTTTGGTGTCGCCGACAAAAACTGGTTGAGACATGGGTTAGCCGAGGATGTTCGCGGGGTTGCCGTTCGAGTAGCTGCCCGCTTCGCTTTCGAACATATAGAGCGCCTGGTCCGCGCCCGAGGCCGAGGTGTAGTCCGCTTCCGCGTTGGGTGCGATCTCAAAGAACCCGAAGTTCGACAGGTAGCTGGCGTCGATCATGGTGAAGGTGAGCAGGCCGGCGGTGAAATCCCACTTCTTGTCCAGGATCTGGAAGAGCTTGCCGGTGATGCCCATCACGCCGGCGACGCGATCCGGCACTTGGGGATGGGTGACCGCGACTACATCGCCCGACTCGAGCCGCATGGTCGACCACAGCGAGTCGGCCGCATTCTGATCGAACTTCAGGTTCTTGAAGCCGTAGCGGAAGAAGATCAGCCAGGAGATGAACGTGGCGATGAAGTAGCCGAGGAAGGCCGAGCGCAGCCCATCGGCTTGCACCACGTGCTCGCCGTAGATGCCATATTTCGCGATCGACGGCTGGTACTCCTCCACGATGTCTTGCAGGTAGTTGCCGCTGGCGGTCTGGTCGGCGTCGTCTTTGTCGTACTGGAATTCGACCGTGTTCACCATCTCGGTCTGCTCGGCCGATGGAATCGAGGACCAGTTCGCCGGGCCCAGGGTCATGGCCGCGACTGGCCCGGTGAGCGGGTAGAAGAACGCCACCGTGACCTGCCCGATGGCGTTCACGAAGAGGTAGCCGCCGAGCGGCTTCATGATCTGGTTCTTGATGAAGTCCAGGGCGGCCGGCGGCGAACTTAGGTGGAACAGGAAGCTGAGGCCAGCCAGCGGCCCGTCCCGGTAGGCGGTAATCGTGGTGGAGTCAATCAGCGCGGCGGGCAAGCCTTTGGTGCCGTCTGCGTTCACGATCTGGTTCTGCAAAATGTCGAGCAGGATGTCCATCGGGTTGGCATTCAGCGTGCGCAGGTGGCTGGCCGAGGTCACGCCGCCGTCGTCCGCAGTCTGATAGATCACCTGGGCCAGCTTGATCGAGGTGTCCAGGCAGCTGAAGTAATACTCGAGGTTGAAGTTGTCGCTGGCCACGCTGTCGATGAACCCGGTCCAGATGGTGCAGTAGTCGGCCCGGCCCAGGCCGGCGAAGGAGGTGTTCAGTAACACCTTCGAGCCTTCGAAGACGAAGTTGGGGAAGTCTGAGGTGATGGCGCCGCCGCGGTCCTGCACGTGGAACATGAGGTTCGAGGTGTCGGCGCCGCCGTCGAGATCGTGCACCGTCTGGGTGAGCGGGTCGAGTGAGACTAGCCAGGGCACGGCCAGGTAGTCGGAAAAATTCAGGAAGCTTAGGCCGGCGCCCGTGCGCCCGCCGCTGTTGCAGGCGTTGCCGGGAAAATATTGCAGATCGGCCTGGATCCAGCCCGTCGGCAAGGTGCCCGCGTGGTTGAGGTCGCCGTAGAGAAAGGCTAGGCGGAAGGTTTTGTTGAGCGTGCCGGCCGCGTCCCACTGGATCGCGAAGACTTGCCAGCTGGTCGAGCCCTGTAGGGCGAAGCTGGTGCTGTAGCCGCCGATCGTGATCGAGGCAGTCGCACTCGTCCCGGAGTTGTAGGCCGTGGCGTAGGCACCGGCGCGCGCGTCGATTTCGAGCACGGCAAAGAACGAGTTGCCGTTGTTGCTGCCGGAGACGAAGTTGATGGTGTCGACGCCGGCGCCGTTGGCCGTGGCCCACCACACGCAGATGCCGCTCGCGCCGCCGGCATAAGTTTGCAGCGCGGTCCAGGTGTTTCCGTTGGTATCCGAGATCGAGGGCGCCGGCCCGGTGCTGGACGAGGCCATGAAGGCCAGCAGCAGGTTGCCCGCCGCGGGCGCCTTCGCCGTGCCCGTGGTGGCGCCGAAGTTAACCGAGTTCACACCCAGCTGCACCGCGGCCGGCTGCATGCTGAGCCCGCCCGAGGAGTTGCACTGCGAGCCGGAATTATCTACGAAGAGCGGGTCGTAGGTCATGCCGGCGACGTTCGAGAAGGCGCGGGTGTAGCCGGGGATCTGGATCAGGTACGGGATGGTGCCGCGCAGGAAGGCCGCGAGCGAGGTCTGGAAGGTGGTGGTCGCCGGGATCATGGGAAAGGGTGGGTCAGCTGCCGTCGTAGGTCTCGATACGGCGCAGTTTCAGCTTGAAGCTGAAGGTGTTGAGACAGAGGCGCGGGGTCTTCCAGTCGGTGTCGTTGAGCACGTAGTCGTTGGACGCCGACAGGGTGGAATCGGGGTAGTAGGTGACGGTGCCGCCGGCCAGGGCAAAGCCGAGGAGCTTCTGCCAGGCCACCATATCGGCGAGCGCCGCGTAAGCGAAGTCGAGGTTGAGAAAAAAGTCGGTGCGCTCGTTCACCATCTGGATCAGGCCGGTGGAGGAGAGCGAGTCGTGGCGCGCGGCCGTGAGCTCGCCTTCCGGCTCTTTGTTGATGGGCGGATAGGTCGGGGTGAAGGTGACGCTGCCGGAACCGGGGTTGTAGACGAACTTCGGAACGATCATTGGCTGCGCCTCGTGATCCGCAGCGTGTCGGAAGTCTTCAGGTGCAGGGTGTTGTTGCGCACCTTGCGGTTGATCTTCTGTACCAGCCCGGCCAGGGTGCCGTGGTCGACCGAGCCTTTCACGTTCACGTGGATGTGGGTGTCGCCGCCGCCCGAGTTGGCGTCGAGGTGCATGCCCAGGTGATCCATGAATTTCCCGATGTTGGTCTCGTCGAACTGATGTTGCGCCGCCGAGGCCGCCGAAGCCGCTGCCGGCGCGGTGACCGCACCCGCGGCCGCGCGCAAGGTGGGCGACGACATCAGGGCGTTGGCGATCCGGCTTAGCGCGACCGGATCATCCAGGGGAATGATGGCTTCTTCCGCGGCGCCGCCCGTGGCGCTGTCGCCGGCAACGAACAGCGTCGGCGAGCGCACGATGCCGCCCGCGGCCAGGTGGGTGACGTTCACGGTTTGCGGGCCGTTGGCTGCGGCCACGGTGCGGGCGCCGCCCGTGGTCGAGATTGGGCCGCTGCCAGGGGCAGCATGCCCGCCGCCCGAGCTCACGTTCGAGGCCAGGCCCGCCATCGCACCGGAGATTGCGAACAGCGCCGCCGCGGCGGCCAGCTCGGCCGCACCCAGGCCGGGGTCCCAGAACACGTCGGCAATGCCCTTGGCGGCAAAGTATTCCGCCCAGCTCTGGGCCATCGAGCCAATCATCTTGAAGGTCGCCGCTTCCATGGCGGCGCCGAAACTTTGTTGCCCGGTGATGATGCCCTGCATGGCGCCCTGGATCGAGCTCAACATGGTGGCCGCGGCCGCCTGGGTGGTGGCCTTCAGCTTGTCGATTTCCTGCCCGGTCTGCTTGGTCTGCGCGACTTCCAGCTTCTCTTCCGCGATCAGCTTCTGCAGGGCGGCGATTTGCTTGTTGATGGCCGTGGTGTCCAGGTCGCGCGCCTTGGCTTCGGCCAGCATGGACTGCGCGGCCGCGAGTTGCGCCTGATGCAGCGCGAGCTCGCCGGCGATGATGGTCTTGTTGCCGGCGGCTTCTTTTTCGAGCGCCACCTCGTGCTGTTTGAGTGCGACGAGCTTGGCCTGAATCGCGAGCGTGTCCTGGCCGCGGGCTTTGGCGGTGGCCAGTTCCTGCTGCGCGGCTTCGAGCGCGGCGTGATTCTGGCGTAGCTGTTCGGTCAGCAGTTCCCGCCCGAAGCTTTGTGCCAGCAAGAGCGCCTTGCCGTAGCGGCTCTTGTCCAGGGCTTCGCTTTCCTTGTTGAATTTTTCCTCGGTCTGCACGATCTGGGCTTGGGTGTTAACGATCGCGACCTTGGCCTTGGTCAGCTGCGCTTCCAGCTCGAGCACCTGCGCCGGGGTGAAGAATGGGTTCGACTTCGCGGAGTCTAGTTTCGTCTGGGCCGCATCCATGAGGGCCCGCTCGCGCGCCAGCTGGTCCTGCAAGATGGCGATCGCCGCGGTGGCCTGCTCCTGCTCGAGCGCCTTCAGCCGCTCGTTCTTTTGCCCCTCGCTGATGAGGTGCATCTGCGCCAGGCGCGCGATCGCGGTTTCCTGATCCTTGAAGTGTTGCGCGAGCTTGTCCTGCGCGAGCTTGTCCTGGGCCTTCGCCAGTTCTTCTTCGGCGCGGGTCAGCTGCTCGGCGGCTTTCGCGGTCGCGAGGAAGTCTTTATCGACGTGGGCCGAGATCAGCTTGCCGTACTCTTCGACGACCTTTAGCGTGGCGGCGTGATGCTTCTGCATGGCCGCGGCGAGTTGTTCGGTCTCTTTGGCCACGTCCTTGGTCTGGAGCGTGGCCAGTTCCTGCTGGGCGGCTTGCAGCTTCAGCACCTCGCCGGCCTTGCTGTAGACCGCGACCAGGCGCTGTTGGTAGCTTTCGTGTGCGATCGCCGCCGCGTCGGTCGCTTGGCGTTCGGCGACCAGCCAGGCCGAGAGATCGGTCTTGCCGGCGGCGAAGGCAACGTGCTGGGCCGCTTTCCACTTCTCGATCGCGGCCAGCTGCGCGTCCAGGGCCAGCTTGGCTGCGGCGGCCTGCTCGCCGGCCAGCTTCTTGCCTTCTTCCGCGGTCTTCACCTGGGCGTTGTCTTTGGCCAGCTCGTTGATTTTCTTCTCGGCGTCGAGCTGGGCATTCAGCGCCTTGACCAGCACTTCTTGGGCGCCCAGTTCGGTTTCGGTTGGGCCGGCCGCGAGCGGCGTGGGCCCGGCTTCGGGGTTCTCGGCCGCGAGTTTCGCGTTCTCCGCATTCAGCTCTTCGGCGGCCTTCTTCGCCGCCGTGAGCTTGTCGAGTGCGACTTGCGCGGAGTGCGCGGTGCCGGCCAGCAGATCCGAGGCCTCTTTCTTCTTGCCTTCGGCGAGCAGCAAGTCGTACTGCGCCTTAAACTCTTCCAGCGCGTTCTTCGCGCCCTTCGAACCCTCGCCTTGCTCGAACCAGCTGGCTTTCAACTGGGCAAACATGGCGTCCGCGGCTTTGGCCAGGATGCCGAACTGCTGTTCCAGCTCCCGCATCGAGATGTGGTCGATCAGCTCGAGCTCTTTTTTCAGCGCGTCGACGTGATCGTTGCGCAGCTCGTCCAGCTTGATGCCGGCCTCGAGCAGTTTGTTATCCAGGCCGGCGAAGCTGCCGGCCACGACGGTGTTGAACTCGTCCCAGGCCAGCGCCACCTTGTGCGCGTGTTCCGCCCAGGCCTGGATCCGCTCGATGCCTTTGACCAGCGCTTCGATCAGAAACAGGATGGCGGTCGCGCTGAAGGCGGCGCTCATGGCGGC